AAATGTCAAAAAAAGTTAAACGTATCTATTTAGCAGGAGATGATGACCAAGGTATATATAAATGGAATGGTGCAGATCCTAAATATTTTACAACATACTTTCCTGGCAGAAAAGTCGTTTTAAGACAAACAAGACGTTTTGGTGCAGCTATTCATCATTTTTCAAAAGTTATAAGAAGAGGCATTCTTGATAGTGTGGAAAAAGAGTATAATTGTTTATCTAAAAAAGGATTAGTAAAGAGGTATTTAAATTTTAAAGAAATACCTATAGGAGATTTACCTGGTACTTGGTATGTTTTAGGTAGGGTAAACTCTACTGTAAATGAGTTAAGAATGTGTGCAAAAAACGCAGGTCTTTATTATGCAGATAACAGAGGTAATAAGTCCTTTGATATAAAACAATGGCAGGCCATTAAAGCCTGGACAACAATAAACAACAATAAAAAAATAAACAAAGCTGTAGCTGAAAACATGTTTAAATATATTAGGGAGCTTCAAGATTTAAGTTTTAGGCGCGCTAGTTTTTGGTCAAATTTACCTGACTACCAAGAATATAATTTTAAAGAATTAAAAGAATGGTGTGGTTTAGATTTACCAGATAAAGCAATCAGTCTTCCTTGGTGGGAAGTTTTAAAAAGAAATTTTAAACCGGATCAAATAGGATATTTTATAAGACTATTAAAAAGGTACGGGCAAAAAATTTTAGATAAGAATCCTCAAATAATTATAGATACAATACATTCTGTTAAAGGAGGGGAAGCTAACAACGTTTTAATTTATTCTAAAACTAATTGGCCTGCCTCTTTTATAAATAAGAATAAACTTGAACAATCAGATGAGAAAAGGGTATATTATACAGGGGTTACAAGAGCAAAGGACACTTTACATATTTTAAGCACAGATCATAGGTATAATTATCCAATTGGACAAGACTACTTTGTTTATTTACAGGAGAGCGCATGAACAAGTTTTTTTATGAATTGCCTTTAGACAGTTATTATGAACCTAAATTAATGAAAATAATTCACAGTAAAAAAACTGATTGGATAAAATATTTTAATTTTGACGCTACTTTAGTTTTTCCTGATATATTAACTAGAGATCCTTTTTATAATTGGCTTTTTAGAAACCACCCTTTTAAAGCTGGTATATTAAGATTACCTCCGCACACAATTTACAATTGGCATAAAGATTCTAATCGCGGTGTTTGTGTTAATTATTTAATAAATCATAATTCAAACAACGATCATTGTTTCTTTCGAGACAAACAAGAAGTTGCTCATACCATAACTGAGCTTTATTATACACCTGGAACAAGGTTTTTATTTAACAATCAAGAAGAACACATGGTTATTAATTTAGATACCACGCGTTATTTACTTACAGTAGAATTTATTGAAGACAAAAATAAATTGACTTACAGACAACTTTTAGATGAAATAAAGGAAGAATATGAGCCTATACAAAAAGGGTAGTGCCCATTACAAGCTACTTAAAATCCAACCTGTAAAATTTATTAATGAGAACAAGTTATTATTTGCAGAGGGTAATGTCATTAAATACACGTGTAGACATGACAAGCCAACGGGTAAAGGAGCTGCAGATATTGACAAAGCAATTCATTATCTAGAGTTTATTAAAGAAAGAGATTATTCTGATGACACTTAAGGTATTGGATTTATTTGCAGGTATCGGTGGGTTTAGTAGGGGTTTAGAATCTACAGGAGGTTTTGAAACTGTAGGTTTTTGTGAACAGGATAAATTTTGTCAGAGGGTATTGGCTAAAAATTATCCTAATATTAATATATTTGATGATGTAAGGAGTATA